CCCATTGGCTAACATTGACGATAAATCTGCAATTCCCCCACAAGTTCAGATGAAGTTGGCTCAATCTCAACAACAAACTCAAGCCTTGCAACAACAGATTCAACAGTTGCAGATGGCTATGAAACAACGCCAAGACATTGAAAGTGTCAAACAAGACGCAGAAACTAAGCGTGAACTCATGCGTCAGACTGCGAAAGCACACAATACAGAATCTATGCTTGAAGCTCGTGTACACGATGTGAACACCAAAGCAATTACAAGCCAAAACAAGACAGAAATTGAGTCAATCATGGAGTTGTTGTTGCATCACATGGACACAGGGCGTTTAGAGCGTGAAATCGCTGCTAGAAACGCTGAACAGTACCAATATGCAAACCAATCTGTTCAATCCATAAGTTGACAAAATAAGCATTTCGTGTTAAAAACACAAAACCTTACCTATGAGGTTCATAGGGTAAATTCTTGAGGAAACTCATGTCTGAAAAAGAAGCGAGCCAAGTGCTCACAAGTGAAAATTCTGGTGATTTTTATGCTCAAAAATTGGGTTTAGCTAACGAGACACCTGTAGAAGCTGCAGAACCTACAGAACCTCCAAAGAGTGAACCTGAAGCGTTAGAAGAACCAAAACCAACAGAAGAACCGAAGCCCAATAAACTTGAAAAGAGGTTTTCTGACATAACAAAGCAACGTGAGATGGCTCGTCAAGAAGCTGAACGAGAGCGTCAACGTGCTAGTGAGTTGGAAACTAGGTTAAGAGAACTTGAGGCCAAGATTTCGCCAAAGCCTAATCTTGATGAGGAGCCAAGGCCTGACCAGTTTCAGGACGCATTTGAGTATGCAAAGGCTCTAGCTGAGTTTTCAACCGAGAAAGCGTTAAAGCAACGTGACCAGCAAGAGGTAGAGAGAAGGCAAGCGGAGGAACGTGCCAAAACATTTGAGGCATGGAACAAACGCCAAGCAGAGATCAAAGCCGAGTTGCCTGATTACGATGACATGATTGCATCTAGTGAGGTTGTTGTGAGCGACCAAGTTAGAGATGCGATTTTCGAGAGTGATGTAGGCCCAAGAATCCTATACCACTTAGCAGAAAATCCTGAAATAGCTGAAAAGCTAGGCAAGATGTCAACGCTAGGCGCTTTACGAGAAATTGGGAAGTTAGAGGCAAGGCTTGAAAAAGCTCCTCAAGAAGAAGTGAAACCTGTTGTGAAATCAAACGCACCGAAACCGATTAGCCCTATTCGTGCTTCTAGTGCTGCTACAGATACCAATGTGGACTCCAATGGTGAGTTTCATGGTACTTATCAGCAATGGAAAGAACAAAGACAAGCTAAGAAGATTAGGTAAAACTTTTTTCTTTTTAAAGGATATAAATCATGGCAAATAATCTGCTTACCATATCCAAGATCACCAATGAAGCGTTGATGGTCTTGGAAAATGAGTTGACTTTCACATCAGAAGTCGACAGAAACTACGATGACCAATTTGCGGTTGTCGGAGCTAAAATCGGTAATACCGTAAACGTCCGTTAAGAGTCTGCGGACGAAAAACCCTTTCTGATTGACTTGGACACCTAGAAGTAGGTTACAAGGGGCAAGCAAGAGAAATCTGTGCAGCCTGAACGACTAAGTGAAAGGGCGCTAAAGAAATTTAGTGATGCGATAGTCTGACCTACCGTATAACAAAAGAAGCGGTAGAGAGAAATCCGAAGCGGTTTCTCCCGCAGAGATGCGAGTAACAATTGACCTGTGAGACCAGGTCGCTTTATCGGTACAACTGGCCCTGCTTTGAACGTTGAAGACTTCAACGAGACTAGCGTTCCTGTGACTTTGAGCACTCAATTCCACGTTGACACTCAATTCACCACGCAAGACTTGGCTTTGTCTCTCGATATGTTCAGCGACCGTGTGCTCAAGCCCGCAGTTGCAGCTATCGCCAACAAGATTGACCGTGACGGTTTGGTCATGGCTAATCTGAACACCGCCAACATCGTTGGTACACCTGGTACACCTCCCACAGGTTTGATTACATACTTGACTGGTCAAGCGTATTTGGACTCTGAAGGTGCTCCTCGTGACGGACGTAGATCATGTATCGTTGAGCCTTTCACTTCTGCAACAATCGTTGATTCACTCAAAGGATTGTTTGTTCCTCAAGAAGCGATTGGTGAGCAATACCGCAAAGGCCTCATGGGCCGAGACAGCGGCGGCATGAACTGGCGTCTCGATCAAAACGTTGTAGCCCAAGGTTTTGGATTCTGGACAGGTTCTACTGCTGGTTCTATTACCGTTAACGGTTCTAACCAAGGTCTCGCATCAGGTTGGGCGCAAACTTCTACCATCAACATTACTGCAACTGCAACAGGTACATTGAACCCTGGTGACGTTATCAATTTTGCTGGTGTGTACGCAGTTAACCCCCAAAACCGTCAAGCGTATGGTTCTAACAAGTTGCGTAATTTTGTTGTTAAATCAGCAGTTGCGTTGACTAACGGAAACACAAGCGTGACAGTTAGCCCCGCTTTGATCTACGGTGGACAGTTCCAAAACGTAACTGCTTCTCCCACATCAGGCGTTGCAGTAACACCTTACCAAATCGGTGTGTCTTCCAACTCTGTGTACTCTCCCCAAAACATTATCATGCACCGAAATGCTTTCACATTGGCAGTAGCTGATCTTGAGTTGCCTGAGGGTGTCCACTTTGCTGGTCGTGCAAGCGACAAGGAAATTGGATTGTCAATGCGTGTTGTGCGTCAGTACACCATCAACAACGATTCAATCCCAACTCGTCTTGACGTTCTTTATGGATGGGCACCGCTCTATCCTGAACTCGCTTGCCGTGTTGCAGCTTAATTAACCCAAGGAGATTAAATTATGGCAAATCCAGGACCAGCAACCACAGTAAGCAATCACCCACAAAACTTGGCTACTAACCAAGCGTTGCGTTTGATTGCATCTGCACAATCCGTTAACTTGTCACAAGCCGGTGATACCGCTATGACAGTTATTGACGTTAGCAAATTTGTACCAGTTAGCGTAATCATCACCAATGGCTTGAACTCTAGTGGTAACACAACCACTATTGCTACTGCTACTGTTGGCGTTTACACAAACACAGGTGCAACAGGTTCGACCGTATTGACTACCGCTGCTTTAACTAGCAACACAGGTGGCCCTTATGTGACAATCTCTAGCGCGACAAATGCAAACACCGCTATTTCTAGCTTCTCCAATATGTACGTTAATGTTGGAACTACGATTGCAGCGACTTGTGACGTATTTGTTTATGGCTATGACCTCACATTTTTACCTTAATTTGTGAGTAAATAAGGAAAAGGCCATCCTCAAAAGGGGTGGCTTTTTTCGCTTTTAAGATACAATAAATCATTCTTTAAAGGAATAACCATGTCGAAAACTACTATTTGTCGTGGAAATGTTATAGCGCATACCATTTGCCAATTAACATTACCCGCCACAACCTTTTCTACTACAACCACAGAAGTTACGATTGCTTGCCCTGGTGTTAAATCCACGGACAAGATTCAAGTTCAAGTTGACGCAGCGATGACTGTAGGTGTTGGTATTGGCAATGCTTATACAAACGCAGACAATCAAATTACTGTTCGTTTGATGAACTTGACAGGAGCACAAGTGGTTCAAGCTGCTGCTACATTGTTGGTTAGCGTTAAATCTTGTGAAGATAATCCTTTGCCTGTTAACGTGGTCTAAAAATGTCAAATACATCAGTATTTAGAATTGCTGGCCCAACTAGCGCTATTAGTGTGACAACTGCGTCTTCAACCGCAGTTACCATCACTCCTAGTGGTAATGACCAGATCAACTATGCTGGATTTTTGAATACAAGTAATAACGTTATTGCCGTGACGATCACGCCTACAAGCGCACCCGCAGCGGTGTTGCCTGTGGCAGGAACGCCTAGCAATAGCTTTGTGCTTGGGGTTGCAATGACATCACCAATGGTGGTGGCAGTTCCTCCCAATTCGTTTTCAGTTACAACAATCGGTACAGGTACAAGCACCTTGTATGTGACACCGATGTCCGATCAAACTTGATCTAAGGGGGTGAAATTCCCCCTATTTTTTTGGGTAGCACTATGGCAAATAGTATAAATAACACAGTCACCACTAATATATTGCCTGTTCAGGCTCTATACGACCCAACAACCCTTGCGTTTATTACGTTTATTGGGCCAGCAGGTACACCTTTTACAGGTTCTGGTAGTGGTGTTTCAAGTGTTAACGTATCTGGTGGTACGACAGGCCTCACAACAAGTGGTGGCCCTATTGTTTCAAGTGGAACAATTACTATCGCAGGCACTTTAAACGTTGCTAACGGTGGTACAGGATCGACCACTACAACAGGTGCTTTAAACAACCTTTTGCCTACCCAAACAGGCAATTCAGGCAAATTTCTGACTACTGATGGTACTAACACATCATGGTCAACTGCAGGTTCTGGCTTAACAATTAGCACAGATACTACTACTAACGCATCTCGATACCTTACATTTACTGCCACAACAAGTGGAGTAATCACATCTGAGAACGTTAGCACATCGCTTTACTTTAATCCCTCAAGTGGTTCATTGACTGCCACGACTTTCGTTGGTGCGTTGACTGGTAATGCCTCAACTGCCACAAGTGCAACAACATCAACCAACATTGCGGGTGGAGCTAATGGCTCTTTACCTTACCAAACAGGGTCAGGCACAACGACTTTCTTGGCGGCAGGTAGCAATGGTCAATACCTAACAATTAGTGGTGGTGTGCCAACTTGGGCTAATTTGACTTATGTAAGCTCATTTAGCGCAGGCACAACAGGGTTGACGCCATCAACAGGCACAACAGGCGCAGTAACGCTTGCAGGCACATTAAACGTTGCTAATGGTGGCACAGGCGTTACAACAAGCTCTGGTGCGTCTAGCGTTGTTTTAAGGGATTCTAATGTCAATGTAACTGCTAACGACTTCTATGAGGGTTTTACCAACGTAGCTGCTGCAGGAACTACCGTTACGTTAACTGCTGCATCAACCCCTAACTTTGTGATAACTGGCTCTGGTGGTCAGACATATAAGTTACCTGATGCAACAACGCTACCTACAGGTGCTATATACACCTTTAACAACAACCAAACTTCAGGTGCAATTACTGTGCAAAACAGTTCAGGCACTTTGGTTGTTTCTGTGCCCTCTGGTGGTTTTGTTGAAATCATTCTTTTGACCAATTCTGTGGCTGCAGGAACATGGGATTACCACTTTCAAGCCCCATCAAATGTATCTTGGTCAACCAATACATTTAGCTATACAGGTTCAATCACCAATGCAACATGGAATGGTGTGTCAATTG